GGCCTCAGAATCCAAAACCCCGACTTATGCAAGCGCGGAACAGTTCTCAATCGGGTTTGTTATCTACGCCCTGATGCCCTGGCTTGTAACAATCGAGAAGGCAATCTCCCGCGACCTGATACCAATGGCAAAGCGGAAGACTCAATATGCGAAGTTTGTCGCGCGTGGATTACAGAGGGGAAGCTTCAAAGAACAAATGGACTCTTTCTCAGTGGCGATTGATAAGGAAATTATGAATCCTAATGAGTGCCGGGAACTCTTAGAGATGAACCCCTACGATGGTGGGAATGAATACCGGACACGAACCTCAAGTATGAAGCAAGAAACAGATGCGAGCATGAAATGAAATATTGCCCTAAATGTAAAACATGGAAAGACGAAAGCGAATATCATCCCGATAAGCGGAGGCCTTCTGGATTAGCGGGATGGTGTAAGAAATGCAAAAACGAATGTGTGGCATTATATGCGGCCAAACATCCAGACAAGGGAAAGGAACGTGCAAAGCGATGGAGGGCTAATAATCCAGAACGAAGCAATATGCAGAGTGCTGCATGGGTTAAGAAAAATCCAGAAAAAAGGAAACAAATAGAACTGAACAATTATCTAAAACACAAAGATGAAAGGGCTCCAGCTGCCAGAGCCAGATCGAAAGCGTGGTATAATTCTAACAGAGAAAGGGCTTTGAATAGCAGTAAGGCATGGGCGGAAGCAAACCCAGAGCAGGTGCTAGAATCTAAGAAAAAGTATAACCGGAAATATAGAAGCACACCAAAAGGAAATATAAGTTCTACTATTTCCAAAAGAATGAATGAATCTTTAAGGAAGGGTATGAAGGCCGGGCGCCACTGGGAAGAGTTGGTGGGCTTTACGATAGATCAACTCAAAGTCCATATTGAAAAGTTATTCAAACCCGGTATGACTTGGGGGAATTATGGAATAGTTTGGCACATTGATCATAAAACCCCTATTGCTGCGTTTAATTTTGAAACTCCAGAGGACATTGATTTTCATAGATGTTGGTCGCTCAAAAATCTGCAACCGCTTGGAGCCAAAGAAAACATAAGCAAGGGTGCGAAGATAGACAGAGAATTTCAGCCGTCCCTTGCAATGGGAATGAGGTAACGTGATATGAAATTAGCGTACAGGAGTGAAAAGAACGCAGACGCAGCGGCCCGATACTGGGGCAAGTCTCTTGATAAGCCGGATTGGTACAGGATCGAGGCAAAAAGCGATGAAGATAATGCGGAGATCATAATCTATGATGTGATCGGCTGGCCATACAACGATGCCTTTGATCTTGTGCGGTCCCTCGGAGAGATCACAGCCAAGAATATTACAGTGCGTATCAACTCTCCTGGTGGTGATGTCTTTGACGGCGTGGCAATCTTCAACGCCCTGCGTGAGCATTCGGCGCATGTTACCACGAAGATAGAGGGAATGGCCGCATCAATGGCCTCGGTTGTTGCCCTCGCTGGTGATGAAGTACAGGCCCACAAGAACACCATGTATATGATCCATGATCCGTGGGTGATGCTGGCCGGGAATCAATACGACCTTCGAGAGGTTGCAGACCTTCTCCAGAAGATCGGCGGGAACCTGCTGGATATCTACTATGACAAGTCCAACATTGGCAAGCGTGAACTCAAGGCCATGATGAAAGAAGAGACGTGGTTCACGGCGGCAGAGGCAAAGGACCGGGGCCTGATTGATACCGTTCTGGATACTGGCGCGGCAAAGGCGAAGTTTGACCTTTCCATCTTTGCAAACGTCCCCGATGACCTGGAAGCTGGCGACCGGGAAGGGGTCACATTGAGTAAACAAGAGATCGAGCGAGCCCTGCGTGATGCAGGTGCAAGCCGATCTTTCGCGAAGTCCATAGCTGCGCGACGCAGTAATGGCGACTCTCAGCGGGACGTTGAGGGAATACAGGCAGGAATTGATAACGCGGCAGCACAACTAAACAAAAATATAACAATTTTAGGAGGACAGAACAATGACACTTGATGAATTAGGAAAACTTTATGAAGCGCAAGGTAGCGCATGGGAAGAGTTTAAGACTGCAAACGATAAACGGCTTGTAGCCATCGAAACAAAGGGATTTGCCCCGGCTGATCTTGTCGAGACGGTGGAAAAAATCAATACGGATTTATCGGCAAGGGCAAAACAGATCGAAGCCCTTGAAACCGTTGCCGGGCGTGGTGCCTTTGGTGGTGGAAGCAATGAGCAGGACTCAGTGAAAGCGGAACACGCCGTAGCGTTCAACTCCTGGATGCGGAAGGGCGTTGAGGCTGGGCTGAAGGACATGGAAGTCAAGGCGGAATTATCAACCCTTTCAGATCCTGATGGTGGTTTCATGGTTCCCGATGCGATTCCGGCGGCAATGATTACCGTGGCGCAGGAAGTTTCTGTAATGCGGTCCATCTGCTCTGTGCAGACTATCGGGATTCCTGAATGGAAGGAACTCGTTGATGTGGGTGGGGAGTCGGCAGAATGGGTAGGTGAAAAAGGATCACGCTCCGAGACAGATACGGCAGAGCTGAAAGAAGTTTCCATTGTTCCCAAGGAACTGTCCGCGAAGCCCAAGGTTACGCAGATCCTTCTTGATGATGCCTCCTACGATGTTGAAGGCTGGGTTGGTCGGTTCATCGGGAGAGCATTCGCAGCCGAAGAGGGCGAAGCATTCATCTCCGGGAACGGCGTCGAAAAACCGAAAGGGATCGCGGCATATACCATGATTGCCAACGCCTCTTATGCTTGGGGCAGTGTCGGCTATATTGCCGGTGGTCATGCTACCCTGCTCAATAATGCCGACAAGCTGATAGACCTTCAGCACGCGCTGAAAGTCGGTTATCGCGGCGGGGCGCGTTGGCTCATGAATGACCTGACGCTCGCCACTGTTCGCAAGTTCAAGGACGGTGAGGGGAATTATATTTTTGTTCCCGGCCTCACGGCGGGCGCAAGCGATCTCCTCCTTGGGAAACCGATTGCCTATGATGATTACATGGATGATATCGGTGCGGGCAAATACCCCCTCTTTTTCGGTAACTTCAAGGAGGGGTACCTGATCGTTGACCGTATGGGAATCAGGATGCTGCGCGATCCTTACAGTTCCAAGCCGTATGTAGAATTTTACACCACAAAGAGAGTCGGTGGAGGTATCAGGAACTATGAAGCTATAAAAGCCCTTAGGATTGCAACTACTTAACCATTAACCGGGGGCTGAAATATGCCCCCGCCTTTAAAATGATTTAAGGAGGCAAATATAATGAAAGATTTACACAGCAATGTTTCTGTAGTGGCAGCAATTCTGCCAAAAACATACAGCACCGGGATCACCGGGACTGTGGATATTGACCTTGTCGACCACAATTCCTGCGAACTGGAAATCACCTATGGGGCGCCCGGTGACACCCTGTCCGCAGCCGTTGATTTCGATACTGATCTCGAACATGCGGATGATACGGGCGCGGGTGTCCACGACACCTTTGCGGATGTGGTTCAGGCCGATGTTCTGGGCTGCACCCTGGCAACCGGGGCGATCATTAACCATGTTCAGGCCGATGTTGACGCGTCTCAGGTTTATCGCATCGGCTATGTCGGCGGGAAGCGATTCCTGAAAGTAGGCGTCACGGCAAACGGGACACATACCAACGGCACGATCATCGGTGTAAATGTGATTAAGGGACATCCGCTTGATGCACCAGTAGCGGATACAGTTCCTACTTTACCATAATTAACCCGGCTCTTAAATGGGTACTCGACGTGGTCTTATCCGGGCCACGTCGGGGCAACCACCGGATAGGAGGATTGAAAAATGAGTTATATCCCTAAGACGTACAGAAAAGACGGAGGCGACACTTTTGTAGTCGCTGATGGTGGCAAGATCGAAGTTGAAAGCGGTGGCGCCCTCACAATCGGCGGTGCTACCGTGGATGAATCGACACTTGCTATGACCGACCTCACCGCAACGGCGGCAGAACTTAATGAACAAGTCCTGACAATGGACATTGCAACAGGTTCAGAGTCAACAAACTTCTATATCGTAGCCCCCCATGCTGGGGACATAACCAAAATTTACACGGTAATTGATGCGGCTATTACAGATACCGATATCACCGTGACGGCTTCGATTGGCGAGGCTGCGGTGACTGGTGGCGCAGTTACAATCGCAACCTCTGAGTCGGCACCTGGTGATATTGATTTTGTAAGCCCTTCCGCTGCAAATACAATCACAGCAGGTGCGGCTATCAAGCTGGTAGTAGCAGGCGGGACTACAGATGGAGGGGATAGAGTTCACATTGCAATCGTAATCACGCGATAACACCCCAGGGGGTGGCCTCCGGGTCGCCCCCCTCCTAAAAAGTAACGGAGGATATCATGGCAGTAACAAGAATAGGATCACTCGAAAACCGCTTTATTGGACTTTCCACA